GTTGAAACAAGAGGTAGAATGTACTAGAATAGTCTCATAAGCATTGAGTCTTATACACACAAACACAAAGGAGCGTAAAATGTTCTATAATGTAATAAAAGCAACAGTACTCGCGTCATTCATGTATATGATGTTTTCCATGGTGCAAATCATGGAACGAGTCGACACAAAGCTCGATAACAGAGCACAAGTCCCCGCCGTACCTATCGACAGACCCGTTGAGCGGATTCAGGTAACTCCTAAGTACGATTTCCGTCCAGTGCCTCTGCTGTCGGAAGACCTCGCGAAACCAGAGACTGCAGAATACACAGAAGAAGTGCTGCACGATTTTGGTAATGGTATGTCTCTTTACAAGCTAAGTAGCCCTCAACCAGCCAACTCGGAGAATCAGATAGAATTTACTGATCGAACAACTGGTCTTCGGTATGTTGTAATTGGAGGCGAGAAATGATTTATACTAAAAGATTCACTCAATTGATTGTTGCTGTGTTTTTTCTCGCGATGTCTTTCGACGCGTTCTCTGACTCGAAAGCTAAGACCTTCGGACCAAATTGCACCTATGAAACTACGCAGATAATGAAAAATGGCGTTATTGTAGAGACAACCAAGGTCAAGACATGTAAAGAAGAAACACAAATGGGTAAACAGAAATTTGACCCAAAAAATAATGGTAAACATGAGATGATCGCAGAGACCTATAAGGTTGGTTTATACTCGGTATTCATCTACGCTATGACGAAAATGGATTAAGTATTATGAACTTATTTGTTGGAATTGTTATTGGTATTTTGATTTGTTGGTATGAGCCGTCTATCGGCATTAAAGTGATGGAAATTATTAAGGAGATTATGAATGTTATCGCTTCAAAGATTTAAAGTAATTACTACGGCTGCAATTATTCTATTGGCTACTGGCTGTGCGAGCACGAAACAATATAAAGTGCAGGAAGAAGCCAAGGATGATAGTTCTGTATTGAACCAAGTACCCGCTTGGTATATCGACCATGACGTCGACAAGGGGTTGGTGAAGAACAGAGACGCGGACGAATTCATTTATGGGGTTGGTTCTGCGGTATCCGCTGACTTGCAGCTCGCGATGGAAAAAGCCTTGCTTGCTGCTAAAGCAGATCTGGCTGATCAGCTCGCAGGTGTGATCAATAAGAGCACTGAAGTCTTTATTGCGGAAGGCAGTGAAAGCGAGGGTACAGCTTCTCTCGCCTCTCGAGCGGAGTCTACGACGGTTAATACAGTAACTGACATGCGTGTTACTGGTTACCACGAATGGAACAAAGCAGTATATGTAACGAGAAACGACCAATATCGAGTATACGTTGGGTTACGCTGGACGCAAAGCAATAAAAATCGCTTACAGGAATACATTGACAATCCGTCTAACCGTCCCCGAACACAGACTATCTCATATGTTGAACCAATCATTGAGGTAAACTGATCATGGAAAGAATCTTAGTAACCGGCGCTGAGGGATTCATTGGCCGCAACTTTGTTCGAATGTATAGCGACAAATATGATATCACTTCATTTGACAGAAACAACGGGGATATTAGAACCGCTGAATGGAATTTTCTCGAATTTGATTTTGTAGTACACTTGGCTGCTTTGGCTGGGGTTCGGCGCTCTCATAAAATTCCCGAGGAATATTGGGATATTAATGTAAATGGTAGCCAACAAATATTCGAACAGTTTGCAGACATCCCCGTAATCTATGCGTCCTCGTCTTCGATATATGAATGGTGGTTGTCACCATACGCGACAACAAAGAAAGTTATGGAAGAAATCGCAGGACGTAATACTCTTGGGTTGAGATTTCATACCGTCTATGGAGAGGATAGTCGTTCTGATATGTTATATGACCAGCTGTTACGAAAGGACGTGCAATACCTGACAGATCATTCGCGTGACTGGACTCACGTCGAAGACGTAGCAGACGCTATAGATATTTGTATTGAAAAATTTAGTTTACTATCTGATGTTCCGGCAATTGATGTTGGTAACGGCAGACCAGTACTAGTAGTTGACATGGCTGAACGCGTTTGGCCAGACAACAACCTTCCTGTAAAGGAAGTATCCGGTGAACGGTACAGCACCTGTGCTGATGCGAGTATATTGACTCAGCTCGGATGGGTACCAAAACACTTTATTTTAGATTAAGCACACAAGAACACACTTAGGAGTTTATTATGCCCCCACCTACTGGAAGAACAGGTTTCGAAATCCGCGCTGAATTATTGGCTCGTGCACAAGAAATCCTAGATAATAATAGAGCGCAAAAAGTAAATGCATGGTCTGAATGGAACGTTCTACACCCAGAAGAAAAACGAGACCCTGTCATCAATATTGTCTCTGCTGAAGACGTAATCGCAGTGGCACGACAGTTGAAAGGCTTTGTTGACGAGAAATAAGAAGAGGAACTATGGAATTTGGCGCGGGAGTTATTATTGGAATTTGCTTAGGGTATCTCGTAAGGAGCTTTATAATGCTTTACGAGCTAGACCGAGTAATGCTCGAATCAGAAGAAGAAAATAAAAACCATAATGTATAAGCGTTGGTATGTACCTTTTCACCAGTCGTTTGTCCACAGTTCTTCTGATCCTACGATAATAACTATCCCGTCATTTTTCACAGAAGAAGAATGCGACAATATAATTTCTAAGTCAACCAAGTTCACCTCGGGTTCTGTAGCCTCAAATACAAATAACACCAGAAAAGATATTAAAGACCAGTCGCTGCGCGAGTGCCAAGTTGCGTGGTTTGACCCTAAAAGGGCACTCTTCGCAAAGGAATTGCGCGAAAGAGTAGCAAAGATACTTGGCGTTTCTCCAGAAACCGGAGAGAACATACAAGTAGCTAAGTATGAGCCAGGTGGATTTTTTGTTCCGCATTTTGATTCTTTCGATGAAAATCTAATGAAAGTTTACGGTAACGTTGGTGGGTTTGGCCCAACGGGACAAAGGATATATACTGCAATAATTTACTTGAATACCTGTGTTGGAGGTAGTACAATCTTTCCAGAGCTTGGGATTAAGATTCCTCCAGAAAAAGGCAAATTGTTGTTGTTCGATCTCGTTGATGGAAACAATAAGATGCTGCCTTCTCATCTACACGAAGGTGCAAAGGTTCTCGAAGGTCAGAAATGGATTTGTACTCTTTGGTTTCGTGAGGGATTCAGGTAGGTCGCTAATATGTATCAAGAGACTTCTGCTTCTCGACGAAGAAGGCCGAAAGTGGGAATTTTTTGAGTAATAGATAATTAACAGATAATGAAATTGAAAGGCAGAAGCTTTAATGGCCAAAGAAGAATATAATGGTGTAATGATCGATAGATCTAGAGATAGCTTATTCGACAAACTAGGTATGGCTAGATTATCAGAAAGTTACATGAAAGAAGGTGAATCTTCACCACAAGAAAGATTCGCGTTTGTAAGTAAAGAATTCAGCTCAAACCCAGAACACGCTCAGCGATTGTACGATTATTCATCGAAACATTGGCTGTCATATTCAACTCCGATACTATCATTCGGAAAATCATCCCATGGAATGCCTATATCTTGTTTCTTAAATTTTATCGATGACACAGCAGAAGGGTTAGTGCAAAACCTCGCAGAAACCAATTGGTTGTCGATGCTTGGGGGTGGTGTGGGAATTGGATTCGGTATTCGCTCAGCGGGGGAGAAATCCACCGGTGTTATTCCTCACCTTAAAACATACGACTCTTCCTCACTTGCATATAGGCAAGGTAAGACTCGTAGAGGGTCGTATGCAGCATACCTAGACATAACTCACCCCGATATCGTTTCTTTCTTGGAGATGAGAAAGCCCACTGGCGATCAAAATATGCGGTGTCTTAATTTGCATCATGGCATCAATATCTCTGACCGATTCATGGAGCAAGTCGAGAGATCAATGATCGACCCGAACGCAGATGACGGTTGGAACCTTTGCGATCCCCATACAGGTGAAGTTCGCGATACCGTCTCTGCCCGAGAATTGTGGCAACGTATTTTAGAAATGCGGATGGAAACAGGAGAACCTTACCTACACTTCATAGACTCTTCGAACCGAGCAATGCCACAATTCCAAAAAGACTTAGGATTAAAAATTCATCAGTCTAACCTGTGTTCTGAAATCATTTTACCAACTAATAAAGACCGCACGGCTGTCTGTTGTCTGTCTTCTGTCAACTTAGAATACTATGACGCGTGGTCAAAAGACCCGTTATTTCTAAGAGATATGGCAGAAATGCTTGATAATGTATTGCAATACTTTATTGATAACGCACCAGACTCTGTCAGTCGCGCCAAATTCTCTGCTGCCAGAGAACGTTCTATTGGTATCGGCGCTCTTGGCTTCCACGCTTATCTACAGCGTAAGAGAATACCTTTCGAGAATCCAATGGCCAAGTCTGCGAATATTCGAATGTTTAAGCTGATCCGAGAGAGATTAGATGCAGCAAACCTTGAGTTGGGTGCCGAACGAGGTGAAGCTCCTGATGCAGAAGGAACAGGTCAGAGGTTCTCTCACGTAATGGCAATTGCTCCGAATGCGAGCTCTTCTATTATTATGGGTAATACTTCTCCCTCGATAGAACCGTACAGAGCCAATGCATACAGACAAGATACCCTCTCGGGTTCTTTCTTGAACAAGAACAAGTATCTCGACGAACTAATTACGACGCTATGTGAAGAAAACACTAAGCTAGACTATGACGATATTTGGTCTTCGATCATAGCGAACGACGGGTCAGTACAACATGTTACCGCGCTAGACGATTATACTAAGAGCATTTTCAAGACTTCCATGGAAATCGACCAACGTTGGGTCATTGAACACGCCTCTGACCGCCAAACGTATATCGACCAAGCACAATCATTAAATCTGTTTCTCCGACCAGACGTAAATGTTAAGTATCTGCATGCAGTACATTACATGGCGTGGAAAATGGGATTGAAGACCTTGTACTATTGTAGGTCAGAAAAACTCGGTAAGGCTGATCGAGTCTCTAAGAAAATTGAAAGAGAAGTAATTAAAGAATTGGATTTTCAAGCAATGATTGACGATTCAGTTTGTATCGCTTGTGAAGGATAATAAATGTCTACCAAAGTAAACTTATTAGAAGAACGCTCATACTTCAAACCATTCAATTACCCATGGGCGTACAACGCTTGGTTAAAACATGAGCAGTCACATTGGTTACACACTGAAGTGCCGATGGCAGAAGATGTTAAAGACTGGAAACAAAAATTAACCGATAATGAGAAGGGATTTCTTACTAACATATTTCGGTTCTTTACTCAAGGAGACATCGATGTTGCTGGTGGGTATGTCAAGAACTACTTACCTTATTTCCCGCAACCAGAAGTTAGAATGATGCTGACTGGGTTCGCTGCAAGAGAAGCGTTACACGTGGCGGCATATGCGCACTTGATTGAAACACTGGGTATGCCAGAGTCAACTTACAATGAATTTCTAGAGTATGATGCAATGCGAGACAAGCATCAATACTTCATGGACTTATCACATTCGAATGGAACAAAGGAATCTGTTGCAACTAATATTGCGGCTTTCTCCGCGTTCACTGAAGGTATGCAACTGTTCTCTTCCTTCATCATGCTCTTGAACTTCCCACGCCATGGTAAGATGAAAGGAATGGGCCAGATTGTTACGTGGTCTATTGTGGACGAGACGATGCACGCAGAATCTATGATTAAGCTGTTTCGAACATATGTCGAGGAGAATCTAGAAATTTGGAACGATTCATTGAAGTCTCAAATTTATATTATCGCTGAACAAATGGTAGAACTAGAGGACAAGTTCATTGACCTCGCTTTTGCAATGGGGCCAATGGAGGGGTTGACACCTGATGAAGTCAAACAGTATATTCGTTACATCGCAGACCGTCGATTAATTTCTCTTGGACTGAAGGGTATCTTCAAAATTAAGAAAAATCCAATTCGCTGGGTTGAAGAGATGATCAACGCTCCAACGCACACCAACTTCTTTGAAAACAGAGCCACAGACTACGCTCGAGGCGCTCTGTCGGGCGATTGGTCAGAAGTTTGGGGAAGTGTTTAACAATAATTCTTCCTTCCTCCGAGGGGTCGAGAGACACATATAAGTAAGTCTTGTACGTTATTATCGAGACTTTGACATGTGGATCTATAAGGGTGAACCCTTCGACCCCGAACCGGATTATCTGGAACAATATGTCGGATTTGTGTATACGATTCGAGAAAAAACTACTGGTATGAAATATATCGGAAAGAAGTTGTTTTGGAAACCAAAAACCCTGCCTGTAACTAAAACAAGAAAACGCAAAGTTAAAACCAAAGTCTTGTCTGATTGGAAAACCTATTTCGGGTCAAGTAACGTTCTGAAAGAAAGGGTTGTGGAGAAAGGCGAAGATGAATACGAACGCACCATTCTCAGGCTCTGTATTACTAAAGGCGAGTGTTCTTACTACGAAGCAAAATGGCAGTTTGAAACTGACGCCATTTTAAGAGAAGATTACTATAATGAACTCATAATGTGTAGGATAAACTCAAAACACATAAAAACCTAAATATTATTGTATCGTGAGGATTAAAACGATGGCTTACAAAAATACACTCGAAGTGCATGAAATTTTCGAACTGGTCTCGAAAGCAAAAAATCGAACAGACCGTATTTCAGCGCTTCAACAAAACGCGACTCCTGCGATTAAAGACATTCTGCGAGGATTGTACGACGATCGAGTTCAGTGGAATTTACCTGGAGGCGAACCACCATATACCCCCAATGAGCCAGAATCCCCACCCAGCAGTTTACGAAAGATGCATTTAAATTTTAAGTATCTGGTCAAAGGTATTGCGGCCAGTGATTCGTTAATATCTGTTAAGAGAGAAAAAATCTTTTTAGATATGCTCGAATCAATTCACCCAGCTGACGCTAAATTGATGGTGTCTGTAATCAACAAAAAGAACCCAGTGAAGGGATTAACCAAAAAAATCGTACAGGAGGCAATTCCTGGATTGATCCCCTAATTTATATAATGTTCAAGAAACTAATAAAAGGAGTGCTAATGGTAGTAAACAATCCAATAGAAGAATTTAAAAAAGACTCATTTAAACTTGGACACAACGTAATATCGTTGAATAGAATAAATTAATAAGGGGGTGATCATCATCTCGGTAGGAGCTTCTGTTAGAGGCTCCTGCTGTTAATAAATCACCAAAGGTAAAATAATTATGATGAAGGGTACGAACACGCAGGTCAATCAAATCCTGCATAAGATACCAACCAATTCGATTGGAGCTGAAATCGGAATCTGGAAGGGAGCGACTAGTCGAAAATTTCTAGGAAAAAACCTATCACATTTCCATATGGTTGATCCATACAGCATGGGTGTGAAATCAGAAAGAACATTAGATCAAAAACTGGATCGATATAAAGATATTGTTGGTAGCAAGAACCCCGAAGATTTCCAGGAATACTACGATCGGCTCTACCTAGAAATTGAAAAAGAATTTGGTTCCAAAAATAATGTCACTGTACATAGATCTTATTCAAAAGAATTCTTTGATTCCATCGAAGATAATTATCTGGACTGGATATATATTGACGGCGACCATACCTATGAGGGCTGTTTGTTTGACCTGCAAATGTCACTCAAGAAAGTTAAGTCAGGAGGGAGCATCTTCGGAGACGACTACCGAAACCAAGGCGGTGGCGGTAAAGCAGGAGTAATAAAAGCTGTTCCTGAATTCGCCTCCAAACAGAACCTCAAATTGATCCCATATGGTCTAACACAATTCGAATTCAAGGTGCCATAAATGCCAACATATGATATGAAAAACACCAAGACTGGTGAAGTGAAAGAAATGTTCTTAAAAATAGCAGAGAAAGAAGAGTTGGTTGCTGCCGGAGAATGGGAGCAAGTGCATCTCGGATCCTACTCTATTATTACCCATACAGGCAGTATTATAAATAAAACTTCAGGAGATTGGAAAGATCTATTGAAAGCTGTTAAGAAAGGATCCGGTAGAAACAACACGATTAAAACATAGACGATGGAATTATCAAAGATGCATAATTTAACCCCCATAGAAGAGGAAGTACTATCGCTTCTTCCTCCCTACTTACCCCATGGGTTAAAGATTGCTGTGTTGACGAAGTTGGGAATACTGCAAGCTCCTAAACCCACGTCTGGCGCATTAAAATCCAACGTAGTGTACTTGAGGAAACAACAATGAACCGAAACGAAGTATTTGAAACACTAAAGATTGACGAAGGGGTAGAATATAAAATCTACCTCGATCACCTTGGTTACCCCACCTTTGGTGTAGGGCATTTAATTACAGAAGAAGACCCTGAATCCGGCCAACCGGAAGGCTCTGAAATCACTGAAGAAAGAGTTTGGGAAGCGTTCGAACAAGACCTAGATACATCTATTGCTGAATGTCATCAATTATTTCCAGGTGGTCAATTCGACAACTTCCCTGAAGAAGTCCAGCAGATTATCGTTAATATGATATTTAACATGGGCAGACCACGTCTGTCTAAGTTCAAGAAAATGATCGCAGCAATTGAAGCTGGTGATTGGAAAACTGCCGCTGTTGAGGGGCGCGACTCGAGATGGTATAATCAAGTATCAAACCGAGCGGAAAGATTAATGTCTAGATTGGAGAATGTATAATGGCGCTACATGGCGGAAGTGACAAAGTTGAAAAGGCACCGAAGGGGACTTCTATTGGTAGAGGTCGTATGAAGATGTCATCAATGAATAAATCTAAAAAACGCAATTTTAAAAAATATAGAGGCCAAGGGTAATCATGAACATCAGCGAAATTCGATACTTTGCAAAGATATCTCAATTAACATATAGTAATCCGAGCAAGTTGGTAACAGCTTCATTTAAGCAGCTTGGGTGTAAAATAGAGAAATTCTATGATAAGAAAGGCGCACAGGCGTATTTACTTAAAGCAGACGACCATTATGTCCTGTCCTTCAGAGGGACAGAAGTAACTGAACCGAGCGACATCAAAGCTGACTTGTACGCGGGAAAGAACAATGCACAAGCGGGTGGTAAGATTCATGTTGGGTTCAAGAAAGAGCTCAGTAAGATCTGGACTGAAATTCGAGATGATCTGGTAAAGATCAAGAAAACCCCAGTTTATTTGACTGGCCACAGTCTTGGTGCTGGTATGGCAACAATCGCCGCTTCTAGGCTCGCGCCATCGAAGATCACAGCTCTTGTTACATTTGGGTCTCCTAAAGTTGGCACCCAGGAGTTTGTCGACGTTTGTACCTTCACTCACTACCGCGTCCAGAACAATCGAGATATTGTAACTCGAGTGCCTCCTCGCGCGATGGGTTTTGTACATCAAGGCATGAACGTTTGGATGGACTATGATGGCATAATCACTACCAAATCAACTATGTCTTTGTTAATAGGATACGTTAAGGGGTTTATGGCTGGCAATAAATTTGTTGGTTTGTCTGACCATAAGATGGAAAATTATCTCGCAAAACTGGATAAGCTTCCGAGCGAGTACGAAGTCTAACAACAAGAGAGCAACACCAGTGGCAAAGTATACACGTTTCGATCCAAGAAACAAAAAGAAAGACAAGAACAAGATTAGTAAGAATGGTGGCCAAAGTCGAACGAGGTTCGTTAAAGATCTCGACGACTGGGGCGCTGATATAAAAAAAGTACCACCAGCAAGATTACAACAAATTATAGAGAGTAACGGATGAAACGTCTCATATATCAAGTTTCTGTTGGAACACCTTCTCTTCTTTATCAATTTTGCATAGATTCTGCTAAGAGATATTGTGGGTTGCACGGGATCGATCATCACGTCCAAACATTTCCTATGTTACGCATTAAGCCC